CAGACGGCAGAACAGGCCTTCGGGGACAAGTTCGACATAAAACTACAACAGGCTGGGAAGAGGGCACTCATCACAAGTGAGGCCTTTCTTTTTTACAACCTCGATCATGTTGATGTGTTCGACCTTCTGAACTTCGCTCCTCTTTACGATGAGGAGGACGGTTCGCTGAAGGCTGGCGTGAGGTTTTGGCAGATAGCATCGGACAAACCGCTCCGTGCCACGCTCTACGAACTTAACGGATACACCGAGTATATATGGCGTAAAAGCAAGGGCGAGGTGTTCAAGGAGAAGGATTCGTACATCACCAAGTATGTGCAGTCCGAGGTAGATGGCGAAGAGATACTTGAGAAGCACAACTATCCGTCCTTCCCGATAGTACCTCTGTGGGGCAACCCAGAGCATCTGTCGGAACTTGACGGAAAGAGGTCGAGCATAGACGCATACGACCTTATTTCGAGTGGCTTTGCCAACGATATAGACGATGCCTCGCAGATCTACTGGACGATACAGAATGCCGGAGGCATGGACGATATCGACCTCGTGAAGTTCGTGGAGCACATGAAGACGGTCAAGGCAGCCGTTGTCGATGATGACGGAGCGAAGGCCGAGAGCCACACGATGGAGGTGCCGTATAACGCCCGTGAAGCCATCCTCAACAGATTGGAGAAGGATATCCACAAGGACTTCATGGCGTTCAACCCAGAAGACATAGCAAGCGGAGCGGTCACAGCCACGCAGATCAAGGCAGCGTATGAGCCTCTGAACATCAAGTGTGATCAGTTCGAGTACTGCATCCACGAGGCTCTTGACGCTTTGATGGCACTCGCTGGCATCGAGAACGAGGCAACCTTTACTCGCTCGATGATTGTCAACACAAACGAGGAAGTCCAAGTGCTGATGCAAGCAGCACCGTACCTCGAAGAGGACTATGTAACGGAGAAGATACTGACTCTGTTCGGTGACGGCGATAAGGTCGAGGAAGTCCTCAAGAAGATGAGTGACAACGAGTTAAACCGCTTCGGGAACATAGACAACGAGGCTGATAACGATGACGAAGAGAACCGATCCGGCTCACAAATGGACTGATGAAGAGATAAAACGCATCGAGAATGAGATCTCCAAGGAGTACAAACAGGCTCACGAGGAGGCGGTCAAGAAGACCAAGGCGTACTTTAAGGACTTCGAGAGGAAGGATAAGGAGTGGCGTGAGTTGGTCGAAGCCGGAAAGGTGACCGAGAAGGAGTACCTCACATGGCGTAAAGGGCAGATGCTTGTCGGCAAAAGGTGGGAAGGACTGTGCGAAACACTCGCAGAGGATTATCTGAACGCTGCCGAGATCGCCATGAGCATCTGCAAGGAACACGCTCCAGAGGTCTATGCGGTCAACCACAACTACACGACCTTCGAGTGTGAACAAGGCTCCGGCATGGACACCTCGTACACGCTCTACAGCCGTGAAACAGTCGAGAGGATGTATCGGGAAGACCCGAAACTGTACCACGACTACGGCAAGGCTGTGGCGAAGGACATCAAAGAGGGACGGCAGATAGCGTGGGACAAGAAGCGTGTCAAATCGGTACTCACACAGGCCGTCCTACAGGGCGAATCCATCCCGAAGATCACCAAGCGGTTGGAGATAATCACGGGCGGTGACCATAAGGCTGCCATCCGTAACGCTCGGACGATGATGACAGGGGTGCAGAACGCTGGACGCATCGATGCGATGAAGAGAGCCAACGATCTCGGCATTCCGACCAAGAAGCAATGGCTGGCAACGGTGGACAACCGCACAAGGCATTGGCATCGTGAACTTGACGGCGTGATAAAGGACATTGACGAGCCTTTTGAGAACTCCGTGGGCAAGATCATGTACCCAGCCGACCCAGAAGCATCTGGAGCGAATGTTTACAACTGTCGGTGCACTCTTCTGTCGGCAATCAAGGGTTTTGAACTCGATGTAACTGATCCGAGCATCAGACCCATGCCGAAACTCGGTGATATGTCGTATGAGGAGTGGCGATCCGAAAAGGTAAGAGAATCGAGCAATTCGGAATGGGGCAGATTCAAAGGATTCGGCACCGCCACCAGAGAGGAGGCATCTGCTGACTGGTTTGAATATGAGAACGCCAACGCAATGTCTGAATTCATCCGAACTGGAAGGATGCCTACCAAAGACATGAACGGCATCAAGATACCAGAAGAGAAGCGTGTGAGGTTGGCACACGAAGCGAACTTGATACAGGCAGAAGGCACCGCAATCAATACGGGGCAGAAGACTCTGTTCCGTGGGATGGTTATGAGCGAGGAGGAGGCCAGAGCGATCTCCCCACACACTCAATATGTGATGGAAACCCTCACAGCAACAACGCCAGACCGAAAAATAGCCAAGATTTACATGGATGTTGACAATTATGGCGGTGGCGAAGGGGTGCCTGTAATCCTCGAAATCCAGAAGCCGGACGGCATCCACGGGTTTAAGCGTGACGAAAAGGAAACGGTGCTCCCAAAAGATGCCTCGTTCAATGTTGTGAGGAACTATATGGACGAGGACGGAGTGGTTCACATTAGCCTTTATGCCAAGAAAAGCAAAAGAAAGCGAACGAAGGCATGACAAAAATCGAAATAGTCGAAAACAACACGGATAAAATACTCGCTGAACTGCCACAGGCCATCGAGAGGGCACTCATGGCAGCCGGAGAACAGGCAGAGAGCCATTGCAAAACCTACGAGACTGCCGTTGACACGGGAACCCTCCGCAACTCCATAACACATGCGATGGAGAAAGAGGACACCGTGGCGATCGGTACGCCTGTCGAGTACGCTCCGTATGTCGAGTACGGCACGGGCATATACGCTGACGGCGGTGGTCGAAGCACACCGTGGGTATATAAGGACGAGGAAGGCAAATGGCACCGCACATCGGGGCAGAAAGCCATCCACTTTATGCGGAATGGCATCATGAACCACTTGAAAGAGTATGGCGAGATCATAAAGAGGTCTTTAGGAGGAGGCTTCTAAAGCACAAACAGATACACGCAGAGAGCCGAGCACAACGCTCGGTTTTCTGTTGGTATACAAACACATCGTAACGAATAACAAAGGAATGTTTACGAAGGAAAGGAGACTACGATGGCACTTACAAGGAAAGCATTAGCAGCGATGGGAATCGAGCCGGAGAAGATTGACCAGATCATAGAGATGCACACGGACACGGTCAATGGACTCAAGGATGACATCTCAAAGTACAAGGCTGATGCGGATCAGTTGAAGACCGTCCAGAAGGAAAGGGACGATCTGAAAGAAAGACTCGCAAAGGATGACGAGGAAGACTGGAAGTCAAAGTACGACAAGGTACAGAAGGATTTCGAGGATTACAAGAAGGCTGACAAGGCCAAGGCAGAACTGACGAGAAAGACGGAGGCATACAAGTCTCTGCTTCTTGAGGTCGGCATATCTGCGAAGAGAATCGATCAGATCCTCAAGGTATCGGCAGAAGAGATTGCCAAGGTCGCATTTGATGATGAAGGCAAGGTGAAAGATGCAGACAAGTTCAAAGAGTCCATTCAGAAAGAGTGGGACGGCTTCATCGCCAAAGAGGGCGAGAAGGGAGCGGATGTGTCTACTCCACCAAAGGGCAACGGCGGTGGCTCGATCTCCAGAGATGAAATCTACAAGCGTGACGAAAGAGGACGCTTTGTGATGGATTCGAAGCAGAGACAGGAGGCTCTCGCCAAGATCATTCAAGAAGAACAGAAAGGATAATAATCATGGCTAAAACTAATCTTACAAAACAGGCAAACATCGACACATCGGTTCGTGAGATCGACTTCGTCACAAGATTCGGTCTGAACTGGGACGCACTCCGAGACATCCTCGGAATCATGAATGTGATCGAGAAGGAGGCTGGCACAAAACTGGTCGCAAGCAGAGGAACAGTCACGCTCGAGGACTCCGTAGGAGAGGGTGAGGAGATTCCATACAGCCTCGCAGAAGTCGAGCCTGTAGTTTTCGGTGACCTCACAATCGAGAAGTACGCCAAGGCAGTATCGGTAGAGGCTGTTGCCAAGTACGGTGCAGCCGCAGCGGTTCAGAAGACTGACGATGCGTTCCTCTACGAACTTCAGAACAAGATTCTGACAAGATTCTACGAATTCCTCAACACCGGAGAACTCACAAGTGCAGAGGCCTCGTTCCAGATGGCTCTGGCTATGGCAAAGGCCAATGTACTGGACAAGTTCCAGAAGATGAGAAGGACAGTCACCGAGGTAGTCGGTTTCTGCAACATCCTCGATGTATATCAGTACATCGGTGCAGCAAACATCACGGTTCAGACACAGTTCGGACTGAACTATGTGAAGGACTTCATGGGTTATTCGACCCTGTTCCTCCTGTCCGAGCCGGACATCGCAAGAGGCAGAGTGATCGCACTTCCTGTCGAGAACATCGACCTCTACTACATCGATCCGAGCAACAGCGACTTCGCACAGTTAGGACTCGACTACACCGTACAGGGTGAGACGAATCTGATCGGATTCCACGCACAGGGCAACTACGGAACAGCCGTAGGCGAAGTATTCGCACTCATGGGCATGGCTCTGTGGGCAGAGTACATCGATGGCATCGCAGTAGTCGATGTTGACGATTCTTTTCTGACTGATCTTACTGTTACGGCTGACCCAGCAGACACCACATTCCCGTGGACTGACAAAACGCCGTCTGATTTCCAGAGCAATGTGGCGGTTGCTAATGGTGAGATCACAGGAACACTCGCCTACATGGAGGGCGGTCTCTCGCCAAGTGGGCCACTCTCGGGTGATGGTCACTTCATCGCTCTGAAGTTCGACAACTTCTCGAGTGGTCTGACATACGCAAATGTACAGGTCGGCATCACACCGTCCCACGGCACAGGCATGGTAACACTCGACTCCGACAAGGATGCGGTGTTCAAGGTCGCTGACAAGAATCAGAAGATCAAGACCGTACAGACGGATGCGAATGGTCACAAGAACATTCAGTACTTCGGTCTGTCTGGTCTGACACTCGAGCCAAAGGGTGCGTGATCTATCAAAGAACGATGAGGAGGTAGTTCTATGAAGTATCGAGTAATCAAGGACTTCACAGACCTCAAAGATGACAACCATGTTTACCTTGTGGGGGATGAATTCCCCCACAAGGGCGTGGAAGTGAGCGATGAGCGTATCGCTGAACTGGCATCCACATCAAATAAGCGTGGCGAGGCTCTCATAGAGGCTGTGAAGGCACCACAGAAGGCGAAAATACCGCCTGTAACGAAAGAAACCAAGCCGACCGACAAACAGGACGGCAAGGCAGAAACGAAGCCGAAAAAGGCGAAAAAGAAGAAGGAGAAGTAATACGATGCTGACCGAACTGTGTCAAGAGTTGAAGAACTGGTTTGAGAAAGATAAGTACTTCGGTACTTTCACAATTGAAGGAGGACGGCTTGCTGACGGCTCTTTTCTACAGGACGGTCAGTATTATCGCATTGTAGGCTCCGTATTCAATGACGGAGTGCACAAGTATGATCCGACAGACACCGAATCCCTCGTGGACGAGGTGTTTGAAGGTGCCGTATGGGCGATGGCTGTCCCTCCTACAGTCATTGCCCTCTCGGAAAGGATCTCGGCATGGATGAACAAGTATGGCGGTGCGGACAGTTCTGCCAT